TTGGTTGATGTTATTTAATCAAGATAAAAACATTCTTGTTATTGCAACGAAACAGGAGACTGCGAAGAACTTGGTTACAAAAGTTCGTGTTATGTATGACAATCTTCCAAGTTGGTTAAAGACCGGCGTTCAAGAAGATAATAAATTGTCACTTCGTTTTAGGAATGGTTCACAAATTAAAGCCGTTTCTGCTGCCGCTGACTCTGCTCGTTCTGAAGCACTTTCACTTCTGATTATAGATGAGGCCGCTTTTATTGATGACATAGATAAAATATGGGCATCTGCACAACAAACTCTTGCAACTGGTGGTACGGCAATTATCAATTCTACACCAAATGGTGTTGGTAACTTTTACCATAAACAATGGGTAAAGGCAACACTAAAAGAAAGTTCATTCAATCCAATAGAATTATTATGGCAAGTCCATCCAGACCGTGATCAATCGTGGAGAGACGAACAAGATGATCTTCTCGGACCAGATTTGGCAAAACAAGAATGTGATGGAAACTTTCTTGCATCTGGTCGTTCTGTGATTGATGGTGAATTGGTTCAATGGTATAGAGAAACTTATGTTTGTGAACCGAAAGAAAAACGTGGTGCAGAGGATGCTTATTGGATTTGGGATTATCCTGATCCCAATAAAACTTACATTGTTGTAGCCGATGTTGCGCGTGGTGATGGAAACGATAATTCAGCATTTCATGTTCTTGACATAGATAATTTAGAACAAGTTGCAGAATATCGTGGAAAACTTGATACAAAATCATATGGCAATATGTTAGTATCAGTTGCCACAGAATACAATGATGCAATGTTAGTAGTTGAAAATGCCAATGTTGGTTGGGCGGTTATTCAACAAATTATTGATAGAGGTTATCCAAATCTTTATTACACTTACAAAGAAGACGGTTATATTGATCCATCTATACAGATACCAAAAGGTTATGACTTAAAAGATAAATCACAAATGGTTCCTGGATTTACAACAAGTGCAAAAACAAGACCACTTCTTATTTCTAAATTGGAAACATATTTCCGTGAAAGAACACCGATAGTAAAATCTGCAAGATTGACGGAAGAACTTCTTGTATTTGTTTGGAATGGTTCAAAGGCAGAGGCACAAAATGGATATAAAGATGACTTGGTTATGTCATTTGCGATTGGTCTTTGGGTTAGAGATACCGCAATAAAACTTCGTCAAGAGGGACTGATGAAGACAAGAATGAGTTTAGATTACATGGGAAAATCAACAACACCACTTAAACCATCATATCAATACGGTGATGACCGCGATGGTTGGAGTATGACCGTGAATGGTCAAAACGAAGACCTAACATGGTTAATAAAATAACGTTTCTAATTTTTACTACATATTTATATTAAGTTTACAGTATACAAAATAGGTGACAAATGGCACAGAAAAAATCATTATTTGATAGGTTAAAAACACTTTTTTCAACTAATGTTGTTGTTCGTAATGTTGGTGGTAAAAAATTAAAAGTCGTTGATACTGCAAGGTATCAAGGTGATGGGAACCCTCATACATCAAAAGTTATTGACAGATATGGTCGATTGCATGGAACAAAGGGAACTCCTATTTCTGTATACAACCAGTATAACTCTTTTTCTGCTACAAAGATAGACTTGTACACCGATTATGAGGCAATGGACACCGATGCCATTATTTCATCTGCTCTTGACATATATTCAGATGAAAGCACTCTAAAAAATGATCAAGGTGATGTACTAACCATACGAACCGATAATGATAATATAAGAAAAATACTTCGTAACCTTTTTTATGATGTTCTTAATATAGAATATAATCTTTGGCCGTGGATTCGTAATCTCTGTAAATATGGTGATTTTTATTTGTACCTTGATGTAAAAGATGAATTGGGTGTAACTAATGTTGTTCCATTTTCTCCGTATGAAATGCAAAGAGAGGAAGGAACTGATCCAGAACATATCTATATGACAAAATTTATCTACGAGGGTCCTCTCGGTAAGGGGGAATTTCAGAATTATGAAATTGCTCATTTTCGTCTTCTAGGTGATACTAACTTTTTACCGTATGGTAAATCCATGTTGGAAGGTGCTAGAAAACTTTTCAAACAGTTGTTACTAATGGAAGATGCGATGTTGATACATCGTATTATGCGTGCGCCTGAAAAAAGGATATTCAAAGTTGATATTGGTAACATCCCACCGGCAGAAGTAGATCAATACATGAACAATCTTATGAATAGAATGAAGAAAACACCTATCATCAATGAACAGACCGGTGACTATAATCTTCGTTTTAATATGCAAAATCTTTTGGAAGACTTTTATCTTCCAGTTCGTGGGGGTCAATCTGGAACCACCATTGAAACACTTGCTGGTTTACAATATGATTCTATACAAGATATTGAGTATTTACGTTCAAAAATATTCGCTGCTCTGAAAGTTCCGAAACCATATTTGGGCTATGATGAAAGGGTAGAAGGTAAGGCAACACTTGCAGCTCTTGATATTCGTTTTGCCAGAACAATAGAAAGAATACAAAGAATTGTAGTTTCTGAATTAACAAAAATTGCCATTGTTCATTTATATGCACAGGGGTATGAGAATGCAGATTTAGTAAACTTTGAGTTGGGATTAACCGGTCCATCTATTATCTACGAACAAGAAAAAGTTGCTCTTATGAAAGAAAGAGTGGATTTGGCTGGAACACTAATTGAGAAAAAACTATTTTCATTGAAGTATATTTATTCAAACATATTCAATTTATCAGAAGACGAAGCTGAATTTGAAAAGAATGAAGTTCTTGAAGATATTAAACACGCATTCCGTCAGAAACAAATTGAAAATGAAGGAAATGATCCTGCTGTAACAAAAGAGTCTTTCGGAACTCCTCACGATATTGCAAGTATGCAGATTCGTGGTGGTGCTAAAGTAATAAATGATGTTGAAGTTCCAGAAGGTGGTTGGCCAGGTGCGGGTAGACCTGCTAAAAACTTAAACTATGGAACGGATAAGAGTCCATTTGGGCGTGATCCTATTGGAATGAAAGATGTTGGTAATACATTAAAGGTGAATAATTCACCGAAGGTTAATAGTAAAGGTGGTTCACCACTATCCCTTGAAAATAAAAATGTTGAAAAATTGATAGATAGTATGTCTGGTATTAAAATTAAAACAAAAAAAATAATATCAGAAAGTCTTAAACGGTCTATAAAACAAGAAAATGAACCAAATTTACTCGATGAAAACAATTTATTAGATGAATTGTAACTTTCTCTATATTTATTCTATGAAAGTGTACACAAACAGGTATAAGGAAAAATGAAGAAAATAAAACATTCAAAGTTTAAAAATACTGCAATGTTGTTCGAGTTATTAACAAGACAAATAACATCGGACATCATTTCTTCAAATGAATCAGTATCAATACAGATATTGAAAAAATTTTTTAATAAGAATACAGAGCTTATTAAAGAGTATAGACTCTATAAGACTCTTTCTGATGAAAGATTTAAGTCTGATACTAAAGCAAATATGCTTATAGAAGCTGCATTAAAAGCTCGTAGAGGGTTAAACAAAAATAAATTGCAGAATGAAAAATATGAATTGATTAAAACTATCAAAGAAAATTTTGAAATAGATTCATTTTTTCAAACAAAGGTTAATAATTACAAATTATTGGCATCAATATACAAGATTTTTGAATATAATGAACTAGATAATCCCGTTGAAATTACGAAATCAAGAATAACAATCCTTGAAAATATAACATCAAAAATAAAAAATTCTGTAATATCAGAGAGTAGTGGAATAATAAACGAACCAAAAGAAGTTCGTTTATTAGCATACAAATATTTGGTTGAAAAATTTAACACAAAATATAGTAATCTTTCTGAATCACAAAAGGTGTTGTTGCGAGAATATATTGAGAATGTTAGCAATACCAATAACTTAAAGTCTCTTGTTCAAACGGAGGCGGTAACTATAAAAAGATTGTTCACAAAAAATATGCATAGAATAAATGATAAATCGTTAAAAATAAAATTACAAGAAATTGTAAACCTTTTAGAAGAATATCAGAATGTAAAAAAGATAGAAGAAAATCATATTTCAGCACTTCTTCGTTATTATAGTGTAATAGAAGATTTATCGTGGAGTAAATAATGTCATCAAATGAAATTCACCCATATAATTTTCCCGCATCACAAGCAAACGATTTTGAAAGAAAAGGACATCCTGGAAAATTTTTACAATCTATAACTTGTTCAAGTGGAACAACGACTTATTTTACAGGTTCAAATTTTGGAGTTGGCGGGTTAATAGTCCCTGCATCAACAACCGGAACTGCATCACTTTCAAAAGGTGGTGATATTCCGCTTGCAGTTCTTGCTGGTTCACAACGTATATTTGAATTATCTGTTACATCTGTTAAAGTAGATACCAATGGTCCTGTTTATGCTTTAATAAAAAATCAAGTTTCTAAATAAGGTATCATATGTCAGTTGAATCTTTCATAAAAAAATTAAAAGAATCGGGAGAATATCGTGAGTTTGTGGAAGAACTCACATTGGATGAAATGAGCACAACTGCTTCTGTTCCAGGATATGAAACTCCTAATGCATTTGCTCCAAGTGAAAAAGAGTTTGAAAAAAGTAGCAAAGAAAATGCAGAAACTATGGGATATACTGTTGTTCCAAAGAAAAAGAAAATACATTCAGAGTCGGTCTACAAACAGGCAATGGGTGTAATAAACGAAGGAACATATAATGAATTTCGTAGAGATGAAACTCGTAGTAGTAATAGAAAAATAAATGATTCTATTAAAAATATCAATAGAACAATATATGAAGTTGAGAGAGTGGTTGAACATGCACTCAAATTAAAAACCGAAATGAATGTTGATCAGAGAACTCTTTGGGGGGAATCAATGACTAGATTGCGAAAAATATCAGAAAGAATAAATCGAATTACTAAAAAAATAAACGAATTAGGTGCTTAAGATGAAACAACTACTCGTAGATACTATACTTTTTGCGGCAAATCCAAAAATGATTGCAGAATCAGAAAGAAAAAATAATGGTAAAGTTATAGTTTCGGGTGTTTTACAAAGAGCTGAGGCAAAAAATCAAAATGGTAGAGTTTACCCAAAAAAGATTTTGATGCGTGAGGTAAAAAAATATGCTGCAACAAATATAAAAGAAAACCGTGCTCTTGGAGAACTTGACCATCCGGATTCATCTGTGATAAATCTTCGCAATGTTTCTCATAATGTTCTTGGTGTAGATTGGAAAGGAAATGATGTTGTTGGTACAGTTGAAATTCTACCAACACCATCTGGAAACATTTTGAAACAACTTCTTGGTGCAGGTATTCGTCTTGGAATATCATCAAGAGGATTGGGTTCAGTTGAAGAAATAAGTGAAGGAACAGTTGAAGTACAAGATGATTTTGAATTGATTGGTTGGGATTTTGTTTCAAACCCATCAACTCATGGTGCATTTATGTATCCAGAAGGTATGAGTGAAGGTATAAATGAAGGATTGATAACAGAGGGTATTTCTACATCAACAATTTCCAAAATTGATCCTAAAATACAACGTATTCACAACAATATAACAAATATTATTTGTGAAATTGGAAATGTTTGTGAATGTATATTTGAGGGGAGATAATCATGCCTGCATTGAGTGTTCAACAACAAAAACTCATGGGACTTGCACTTGCTTACAAACGAGGTAAAGTTTCATCATCTGATGTTAGTAAAACTGTAAAGCAATTGGCAAATTCAATGTCTGAAAAAGAACTAGAAAAATATGCATCAACATCTCATAAAGGTCTTCCAAAAAAAGTAGGTGAAACAAAAAAATCAATGACGAGAGAAGAAATAAATCAATTGGTTTCAGATGCTGTTGAGGAAGTGATGAAAGAGAAAATGAATATGAAGGTTCTGACATCAGAACAAAAACAACAATACATAGAAGCAATTTCAAGATATAATGAATACAGAGAAGTTGTACATCGTTCAAAACAACTTCCAGAAGTTGTATCTGAAATAAAAAGAATGGTTGAATTTGCTAGTAAAAATATGGTAGAAGAATCTGGTGATTGGTTTGAGGGCGTTTCACACAGAAGAAATTCAAAAAGATTAAAAGAATCTGTAAATGAATTTCAAAAAATATCAGAAAAGATAGTTAAGTTACAAAGAACCTTGGAGTCTATCTACGAGAATATAGGTAAACAACTCGGAACGTTTTATGAAATAAAAAATAAATAAAGGAAATGTTATGTCAGACAGAGTTTATACCACATCAAATCCTGCTCATGTAAAAGTTAAAGCAGGTGGAATGAATATAGATACGATGATTAAGGTTTTTAAACGTAAAGTAAAAGAAGCCGGTATTCTTGAAGAATATAAAAGTCGTATGGAATATATTAAACCATCAAAAAAGAAATCAGAAAAAAGAAACGCTGCTATCAGAAGACAAAGAAAATTGGATTCTGAAAACATTTAATGGAGATAAAATGACCTTTGCTAGTCTTGAAAAACTAATCCGTGAAGAAACACGGAGAGTTATTGAAAACCTGGAAAGGTCTTTTTCTTTATATGAAGAAGATGATAAACCTGCAAGTGAAAATCCAGATAAAATGTTAGTGGTAAACAAAGAAAGTGGAAAATCTTATTACATAAGTAAAAAGAATTTTGATCCAGCAAAACATCAAAAATCTGCATCAAAGTCTCCCAAAAAAGAAGAAGAAGAACCTGCAGCAGATACGGCTCCGGCAGAAACTCCTGCGGAAGAACCAAAAACAACCGATACTTCTACTACCGATAAGCCAGAAGAAGAAAAACCCGCAGAAAAAGAATCACCAACAGAAGAAAAACCCGCAGAGGAAACTTCATCTGAAACAGAAAAATCATCCGATGAAGAAAAACCAAAAGATGATAAAACGGGTGAAGAAAAAAAAGAAGAACCTAAAAAGGAACCGAATGAAGAAAAAACTGGATTAAAAACAGTAGGGTTTTTAAATAAATCAGATACTCAACAGTTAGATATAAAAACAGATAGTTTATATCCGGAGACTCGTGATCAACTTTTACAATATGACTATGAAGACATAATTGATATGTATGATTTAAGCATTGGTGATGATAAGATAAAGTTTTCAAAATTGTATAAAAAAATAGAAATGATTGCAGTTTCTAAACATAGTTTGATAAGTAAAGGTAAATTAGACAAACAAACCATACTTGCTTTAAATCATTATTATACAAATTCTGAAAAAATAAACAATATAATACGTTTTTCAAAACCGTCTTTAGCAAAAAAAGAAATTGAAACACAAATAAAGTTGGGAAAACCAAAAGAAGGCGATGAAAGGGAAAAGATATACAATAGTGCAATGAATGCATTTACGATAAATGAATTGGATTATTCTTTTTTAGATCAACCACAGATGTTAAAGTATAATATAGTTTCATACAAATCAGTTCAAAATGAAAATGTATTGCAAATGTTTATAGATGCAGGTCAATGGATTGATAAAACTTTTGTAACTACATCATTGAATCCATTGATATGTGAAGGTGCTGGTAAAAAAAGAATGCCATTATTTGAATTTTTAATTCCAGCGGGAACATCTATACTAACACTTCCGTGTCATTCAAATGATTATTGTCACGAAACAGAAGTTACATTGCCAAGAAATTGTAGATATACTATTCAAGGTTTTAATGAAACACGAAACATCTATAAGATATTAGTTGAGGAAAATTATGGCAGATGAGAAGAAAATAGATACAAAAGACCGTGATAAACGTTATATGTATACTGAAAATGATATTAAATCACTGTTTCAATACGGTCCTGTTAAAAAATCAACTGAAAAAACAGAAAAAAAATAACTTACCACATACTTATACTTACGAAATACTCTATTCGTTATAGAGTCCGATAATATTTTTATTGCAATTGGTGTTTCAAATAACACTAAAAATAGTTGGAGATTTTTATGAATGATTTATTGAAAGAAGCTATTGCAGATGCAAAAGCCGTCAAGGAAGTAGCATTAGCAAATGCTAAACTTGCATTGGAAGAAGCATTCACTCCGCGTTTGCAGTCTATGCTTTCCCAAAAGTTGGCAGAGGAGGCAGAAGCCGAAGAGCCAATGGAAGAAGGTGAGGGTGAAGAAGAAGCACCTGTAGAAGAATACGGATTCTATAGCGAAGGTGAAGATGAAGAACCTGCTATGGAAGAAGGTGAAGGCGAAGAAGAAACAATGGAAGAAGCCGAAGGCGAAGAAGAAACAATGGAAGAAGCCGAAGGCGAAGAAGAAACAATGGAAGAAGCCGAAGACGAAGAAATGATGGATGAAGAATTGATGGAAATTATTCGTCAATTAGAAGAAGACATTGATTCATCTGACATCGGAAAAAGTGATAACGCAAAACCATCAAAAGTTGCTTCAGATGACAGCACTGAAGACAAATCTGAAAAACTTGTTCAATTAGTTGAAGAAGAAGATGAAGATTCAGAAGAAGTTGCTGAAATCAAAGAAATTCTTCGTGCTCTCCGTGAGGAAGAAGGTGAAGAAGAAGAAGCTGCTCCAGTTGAAGAAGGTGAAGAAGAAGAAGAAGTAGACATCAAAGAAGTTCTTCGTGCTCTACGTGAAGAAGAAGATGAAGAAAAAGTTGAAGAAGCTGAAGAAGAATCAAAAGAAAAGGAAATGGCAGAATCAAAACTACGTGAAGCATATGCTGTTATTTCTTTCTTGCGTTCAAAAATCAATGAAGTCAATCTTTTAAATTCAAAGTTGCTCTTCTCTAACAAACTTTTCCGCAAACATTCACTTAGCGAAAAACAAAAAATGACTGTTATCGAAAACTTTGATCGTGCATCAAGTCTTCGTGAAGTCAAATTGATTTTTGCAACACTTAGCGAATCGTTTAGAACAACAAAGGTTAAACCCATTAAGGAATCTTTTGCATCTAAACCAACAGCAAGCACACGCCCATCAAAACCAATTTTGAATGAAGGTGATGATATGGCAAATCGTTTACGTAAATTAGCAGGTTTGAAATAATTTTTTTAAGGAAAACAAAATGAGTATACAATCTTTATTGAATGCCTCTGGAAATCCCCATAAGGCACTTATCAAAGAAAACAAGCAAGTTGTCAATAAATGGGCAAAGACTGGTCTTCTTGATAATTTGAAAAACGAGTATGAGAAGAACTCGATAGCAATACTTCTCGAAAATCAAGCAAAACAACTTATTGAAGAATCAAATAGAACAGGTACAGCAGCTGGTTCAGAAGAATGGGCCGGTGTTGCACTTCCATTGGTTCGCCGTATTTTCTCTGAAATTGCTGCGAAAGATTTCGTTTCTGTTCAACCGATGAACTTGCCTTCTGGTCTTGTATTCTATTTGGATTTCAAATATGGTACAGCACAACCTGGTTTTGATGCAAATAAAGGTAAAGATTCACAAGCTGATTCAGTATTTGGTGTAACTGGTAAAGATGCAAGAAATGCGGATCCTTCAGGTGGTCTTTATGGTGCAGGTCGTTTTGGTTATTCTATTAACGAAGCTACATCTTTATCATTGAATGTTCATGCATCAACTGTTAATGATTCAACTTGTGCAACTGGTTCAGTAAACCACAACACTCCATCTGCTTATCAGTTTGACACAGAGTTCCAAAATGCTTACTCTGCATCACTTGCTGCTGGACAAATTTTTACAGTTACAGTTTCATCCGGTTCTCTTGGTTCAACAGCTGGAACAACTGAGGCAGATTTTGAAGCAGTTCGTGCTTTCCAAATTTCTGGTTCAAATATTAAGGGTTATTTCCCACAATATACAACAACCAATACAACAAATACACAGGTTACTTTTGTTGTTTCCGCTTCTGCAGTTCCTGGTAACGCAGTTATCTCTTACGAGAAGCAACCTATTGCTACAAAACGTGGTGACTTTGAGGATCAATTAGGTGGTGCATCACTTGAAATTCCAGAAATCAATCTTGAATTGCGTTCAGAATCCATCGTTGCTAAAACTCGTAAGTTGAAGGCAGTATGGACACCTGAATTTGCACAAGATTTGAATGCATACCACTCAATCGATGCAGAAGCTGAATTGACATCAATGTTGTCTGAATATATTTCACAAGAAATTGATTTGGAAATTCTTGATATGTTGATTAAGAATGCACAAACAACAGAAAGATGGTCTGCTCGTATCGGTCGCACATACGATGGTGCTACTGGCAAGTTCGATGATTATTCAAACAATCAAGCTGCTGCTTCTGCGTTTAACCAACAAACATGGTTCCAAACACTCGGTACAAAGATTCAAAAAGTATCAAACGCAATTCATCAGAAAACACTTCGTGGTGGTGCAAACTTCCTCGTATGTTCTCCACAAGTTGCTACAATACTCGAATCAATGCCTGGCTATGCAGTTGATGGTGAAGGTATGAAATTCGCAATGGGTGTTCAAAAAGTTGGTCAGTTGAATGGCCGTATCACAGTCTATAAGAATCCATATATGCTTGAAAACCAAGTATTAGTTGGTTTCCGTGGAACACAATTCCTCGAAACTGGTGCTGTGTATGCTCCATACATTCCACTCGTAATGACACCATTGGTATATGACCCAACGAACTTCACACCAAGAAAAGGCGTGATGACTCGCTATGCGAAGAAGATTGTTCGTCCAGAGTTCTATGGTCTTATCCAAATTGATTCTCTCGGTGACATCTAAACCATTTTGGGTTAGTAGAAATAAAGGAGTGAGATTTTCTCACTCCTTTTTTGTTTTTTTATATTGACATATATTTATTTGTGAGTGTTCAAACATATCACTCTTTTTTACAAATTTGTATTTTTAAGATTATTAGGAAAATTTATGAAACAGACTAACAAAAAAAGAAGACTGTTTGAAGACGATGAAATTCTTGGGACAACTGATGTTTTAGGATTGAGTAAAGTTCCAAAAGATGCGGCAAAAGCAGCAATTGGAGGTGGAACAAAAGATGGTGATACGAAAGATGATGTTGCTGCTGGAAAAAAAGTATCTGTTCCTGCAAGTGCTTTGAAAGCTGCACAAACAGAAATTATACCTGAAAAGGCATTAGGAATGGCAATCGGTATGATTAACAAAGTTGGTCCATTTAGTGGTGGTCCTGGTGGAGATTTGGAATCTATAATTTCTGCTGATAACTATATTATGGACGGCCATCATAGATGGGCTGCAACATATTTATGTGATCCAGGTGCAAGTATTACTGCAACACAGATAGAACTTCCTGGAAAGGCACTTGTAAGTGCATTGAATGTTGTAACCGTTGGTAAATTTGGTCGTGGTGGAAATCCTGGTAAGGGAAATATTGCAGATTTCAAAGGCGGTGTTTTTGAAAAATTGATTGATGAGTGGAAAGAAAAAGGATATACAGATGATAAAGGAAACAAAACCGCGCCAGAAGATGTAACAAAGGCAATGGAAACATTAGGTGGTGGTGATTTTGAAAAGGGTAAGCAATCAGTTATGGCCAATGCGGATAAACTACCAAAAGAAATAATGCCTGGTGCTCCTGCTCGTATTGAAATGCCTGTAATAAATGGCAAAGAAGTAGATGATGTTGCTAAGGCAATAGCTGCCGGTGAAATTGATTTGAAAGCACCATATAGTCCTGATGTTAAAGACAAAATGGAATCATACTATCGTATGCGTCGTGGTCAAAAACCATTAAGAGAATCTGTTGTTAAGAAACTTAAAGAGTACAACAAATTGAATCAAAAAAGATTGCAAGAATCTTATGGTAAGAAAGTTAAAAAACAAAGACTACAAGAAAAACTTTCAAATTTATTGAGACCACTTGTAGAAGAAAGTTTGAAAAGAATAATAAAAAATAAATTGAAGTAAATTTATCTCAATGTTAAGAAATTAAACCTCATGTATTTTACATGGGGTTTTTATTTTTACTTGATATTTATTGTAAATTGACTTTATATCAAACAGTCGGAAATTAACTATGAAATACAAAAACACAAATTCATTAAAAACAATAATAAACGAAGTAATGTCAGAAAAAAATATTCTGAATAGACTAGATTCTGTTACTGATAATGTATTATCCATAGATGAAACTACTATCGATTCATTAATCCATTCAAGAGTTTTTACATTGAATGAACAAAGAGCAATGAAAATTTTGTTCACTAAAACAAAAACAAAATCATTAAATGAAAATGTGATAAATGAATTGGATAATAATATCAGATTCATTACAAAGGCAAGTGAAATGGAAATTAGACTAAAAGAAGGATTCTTTGGTGATATTTGGGATGGATTGAAAGGATTAGGTGAAAAGGCAAAAGATGCAATAACAGGCGGTTGGAGTAAATTAAAAGCAATTTGGGTAGAGTTCAAAGAATTGGTACAAGAAGTAATAAACTCTGCAAAAAATGGATTATTGAAACTATGTAATATGACAAAAACT